CTACTTTGGGGTCCTGAGTCTCAGGGGAATTTCCAGCGGTGGTGCCAACTTGGGGGACTCTGGAATTTCGTGGCTCTCCACGGTGCCTTCGCCCTAATTGGTTTCATGCTACGACAGTTTGAACTGTCACGTCTCATTGGCATTCGTCCCTACAATGCTATTGCTTTTAGTGGTCCTATCGCTGTATTTGTCAGCGTATTCCTCATCTACCCACTGGGTCAGTCCAGTTGGTTCTTTGCTCCCTCTTTTGGGGTAGCAGCAATCTTTAGATTCCTACTCTTTCTTCAGGGTTTCCACAACTGGACGCTCAACCCCTTCCATATGATGGGAGTTGCTGGTATACTAGGTGGAGCACTGCTCAGTGCTATCCATGGTGTAACTGTAGAGAACACATTGTATGAAGATGGAGAACAATCAAACACATTCAAGGCATTTGATTCCACTCAAGAAGAAGAGACATATTCGATGGTTACGGCTAATCGTTTTTGGTCCCAAATCTTCGGGGTTGCGTTTAGCAATAAGCGTTGGCTTCACTTCTTTATGTTGTTTGTTCCTGTCATGGGTCTTTGGGTCTCTTCTATTGGGATCATTGGGCTTGCTCTTAATCTTCGTGCTTATGATTTTGTGAGTCAAGAGATTAGAGCAGCAGAAGATCCTGAGTTCGAGACGTTCTACACAAAGAACATCCTTCTCAATGAAGGACTACGTGCTTGGTTGGCACCTGCCGATCAACCACATGAAAACTTCATCTTCCCTGAAGAAGTTCTACCTAGAGGTAACGCACTGTGATCAAAGCATTCTTCACTTTTATATTTGCTGCAGTGATGTGGGTGCAAGTCCCACAGTGGCAGGATGATTGGTCTAAGTGTGCTGTAGATGTACCTGACGTTCAATGTCATTGGTATATCACAGCACCCGATAGCACCATGGGTGAAGGATTCAGTTGGGCGAACGCCCCTTGGTTCAGTGCTGAAGGTCTCTTAGACATTGGAGAACTTCACAACACAGTTCAATCACTACAAGAAGCATGAATAACTTTGAACTTTTGCTATACTTTGTATGCTTCGCTGCCATTGGTGGTGCTGCCTTTGCTATGATGTGGAGTAACATTCAATCTATTAACATAGAGATGAGGACTCCTCCCAAACCAAAGCATCCTGAAGCACCACAAGCAGGTGAGGAACTGATGTATGTAGATTTATCCAGAGAAAAACTGGAAGATCTATACAATAAATAAAAAACAATCAATCATATCATATGACATTCACTATTACTCTTAAAACTTCTGATGGAGAAAGTACACTCCAATGTGAAGATGATCAATATATCTTAGACGCTGCTGATGAAGCGGGTGTGGATCTTCCATACTCCTGTCGTGCTGGTGCTTGTTCTACATGTGCTGGTAAAATTCTGAGTGGAACTATTGATCAAAGTGATCAGTCGTTCCTTGATGATGATCAAATTGAGGCAGGATTTGCTCTCCTTTGTGTTTCATATCCTACTAGTGATTGTGTTGTACAAGCAGAAACAGAGGAGGAACTTTACTAATGTCATGTAATCTTCGCGTTAAAATGTTGGATGCTCTACTTGCTGATGCCCAAGGTAATATTGCCAAAGCAAAAGCAAACGTAGAAGTATACCTACACAACCCTGTTGGTATTGGTGAGCACCCTGATGTGCTTGCTGCTATTCAGGAGCAGGTAGATATCATCGCTCATGAAGAAGAGCGTATTGAAGTTATTCAGAATCACTTTAGTGATCACGAATAGAGGATGCTGTGGTGCTGGATGTCCAGACTGTCCATTCAGACCACCTCCTAGACCGACCACCTCTGCTTGACAGGGGTGGTTTTTTATTGTATAATAAAAGAGCAATCGACCCTGTTTTTTATGGAAATTAAAATCTTTACTACAAATGGTTGTGGATACTGTAGTAAAATGAAAGAACTTATGGACAGAACTGGTCTTGAATACAAAGAGTATCGTCTCAACAGAAACCTTACTATGGAAGAGTATCATAAGTATTTTCCAGACCATACTAGCTTTCCTCGTCTTATTATTGATGAGCAACCTATCGGTGATCTGACTGAATCAGTTCGCTACTTTGTTGAACGAGGAATGATTTCAACTAAGAAGAAATGAGTGAGGACATAAAGATAAATAAAGGTGTGGAGCTCATGCTCAGGAGGGATAAAAAGGAACCAGAACCCGAAACCACAGGATTCAAATTTCATCATATAGTACACCTCCTAAAGAAAAAATTTAATTTTAAAATTGAATTTACTTGGGAGTAGAATAGTAACTAAGGAGTATTACTATGACGACCCCCGTAATTTTGTTTTTCACGACGATGATCACGGCATTATTTTTTGTCGTTGGTGTAACGATTGGTTGGACAGCAAATGATTTTTTGTATAATATGTTAGCAAGAAATGATGTCCTTCACCCAGAAATGTATGACGAAGATGGGATGGTGATTAACGAAGAACTTTATTCTGTGAAATTTATTAACGAGGACGAGGATGATTATTATTGACATGAATCAAATTATGATTAGTAATTTGATGGTTCAATTGAAAAAAGAACAACTTAATGTAGACTTGGCTAGACACATGGTCTTGTCTTCATTATTTTCTTACGAAAAACAGTATAGGGAAGAGTATGGTGAGGTTGTCTTAGCATATGACAGCAAGCATTACTGGAGAAAAGAAGTCTTCCCTTACTACAAACAGAATAGAAAGAAAGATCGGGAAAAGTCTAGTCACAATTGGTCTAACATTTTTGAAGTCCTGAATCTTATTCGTGATGAGATTAGAGAACACTTTCACTTCAAAGTGTTGGAGGTACATGGAGCAGAAGCTGATGATGTCATCTCTACTCTATGTAAAAACAATAGCACTGAAAAAATCTTGATCCTTTCTGGTGACAAAGACTTCATTCAACTCCAAAAGTATCCTGGGGTGAAACAATTCAATCCAATCATGAAGAAGGAAGTTACTCACAAGGATCCCTTCACATATGTTAAAGAGCATATTATTAAAGGAGATAAGTCTGATGGTATTCCTAACTACCTGTCTGCTGATGACACCTTTGTTGTTGGTGTAAGACAGAAACCTATCAGTCAAAAGAATCTTGCTAAATGGGTGAACGAAACTCCAGGTGAATTCTGTAGAACAAAAGAATCACTATCAAACTATCAACGTAACAAACAACTCATTGACTTTGACTGTGTTCCTACTGAAATCGAAGATCAAATTATGGATCTTTACAATTCTCTAAATACAAATAAGAAGCAACCACCGCTAGAGTATTTCCATCAACATAAGTTGAACACTCTAATGGAAAAATATTTCTTTCGTACAACGACTACTTTTACAAAATGAAACTACTTATTTCTGAAGTGCTCCAAAAGGTGAGTAATGCTAAGACGAAAGCACAGAAAATCAAACTACTACAGGAGTTCAATACTCCTGCTCTCAGGACTATCCTGATCGTCAACTATGATGAGAGCGTAATCCCGCTGCTTCCAGATGGGAATGTCCCATACCGTCCTAACGACGCTCCTGCTGGCACTGAGCACACTGTACTTGAGCATGAGTACCGTAAGCTCTACCTGTTCTTTAAGGGCGGGTCGTCATCGCTTAAGCAGTCCAAGCGTGAGGATCTGTTTATTCAGATGCTTGAGGGACTACAAGAAACTGAAGCAGAAGTTTTGGTTGCTGCTAAAGACAAGATACTTCACAAGAAGTTTAAGATTACCCGTGCCTGTGTAGAAGGAGCATTCCCCTCCATCAAATGGGGAGGTCGCTCATAATGGGAAAGGGATGTAAAATCATTCACGAAGATTGTGACCCTTCCTTTGGCCAAGATAGATCTCTTCCTTACAATACTTTCTTGATTGAATATACTGTTGAAGGTCTCACCAAATTTGATGTCGCTTCTGGTGCTGGTAAGGTTGATGTTTTTGATGACTACTGGGATAAATATCATAGTGATCTAGTCAACATGACCCCAACTGAGGGTCGAATTAATCCTAAAAATTGGAACCCGCCTAAGAAATAAAATGGAAATTACACCTCAAGAAAAAAGAATTCTCCAAGAAGTAGTACCTTCCAGAACACAAACTTTCTGTATTCTCTTCTGGAAATTTGAAGATGGTCCCAAGGCAAGTAAGAAAGTCTTGATGAGGATCAATGGAAATGGTGTACCTATTTCTACCAAAAAATATTCTGAGGTATTTTTCTTTAGTGATGTTAGGCATACGCTTGTGTATGCCCAGCACTTAATGAAGTATGGATATGATATCAAGATTCATAAGTGTAATCGAAAAGGGAAAGATGGTTTGTGGTTGACGGGAAGCATTCTATAGATGGGAGACCATTTTTTAGTAAACTTATACGAGTGTGACCCATATAAATTAAACGATGAGAAATTTCTTGTTGAAATGCTTGAGCAGGCAATCATCAAAGGTAAGATGACCCTGCTCAATTTAATTACCCATAAGTTTGAACCACAAGGCATCACAGTAGTGGCACTGTTGTCGGAAAGTCACATTAGTATCCATACATGGCCAGAGCAATCCTGCTGTGCTGTAGACGTGTATACATGTGGTACAGAAGCACGACCACAACTAGCATGTGAGTATATAATTGGAGCACTTGACTCTAAGAATCCTAAGACCACTCATATTGTGAGAGTTTGACAATAATAAATAGTTGTGGTATAATTACCACACGTTCATCCCCCGTAAGGAGGACGCAAGTAAGTCGCGGAACGGAGCCGTTCATCCCATGCTAGAACTATTATTCTATTCATCACTCACCTGCCAACAAGCTGACACAATCATGCTTAAGATGAAAGCAAATGAGAATATCTCAAATGCTTTTAAGGTAGAGTTGATAGAGACCGTAAAGGAATCTACCCCTGAGTGTTTCTGGGACGCACACGACTGAAGGAACGGG